TGCGGGCAAGGTAAAGACCAACACCAAATGTCTGTGCGGCCTTCTTTACGGCATCGGAAATAGCGCCTTTAAACTCGTCGCCCAAATCAAGAATCGCACCCGACTTGGTGCGCTTGATTTTCTGTCCGCCGATTCCATCACGGGTAATCGTGCTGAATTCTGTAACGAAATACTCAATGCGAACATGCGCGACCACAAATTCAGGGTCATTGGGGTCACGGTGACAACTCTGAATGGTCATCGACCACTTGTCAACACCAAGTACCTTATTTAGGCGGTTGATGACTTCGCTGACAGGGATATAGGTCAGATTGACCCCACCCTTGTTGATTATCTTTTCCATCTCCTGCGGAAATGGTTCGGATAGACGATTGTATATGTCGCTCATTTGTTTTTGTCCCCCAATCGGACAATTATGTTTGTTTTGTGTTCGCCTTGTTCACAATATAGGTCAGGGTTGATGCCCAGTTCTCCCAACTTGCCAACGCGCCAATATGAAACGGCAGCGTAATCAAGCAGTTTTTCAACCATTTGTGTTGCCGTCATGGTGCGCTCGCCAGTATCCATGTCAACCGACATTTCATTCAGGCGTTCGGCTACTCGTGTTGCAAGTTTACCGTGGTCCCATTTCTTGCGGTCTGTTGCGCTCTTCTTTTCAACCGAGGCGCCAGACTGTGTTTCAACAAGGCCACGATTACCCATGAGCATGCCGACTTTGCCAGCAAACGAGTCATAGACAATTCCCATGTCACGTTTGACCATGTTCAATTGCACGAGCATTTCGCCCGCTTCGACAATGTCGGGTGTCGTGCGGATGTATTCATCCAGCAGGGCATCAATTTCCATGATGTCCTTGCGCCATTTTTCAAAGACAGAAATATCCAATGTCATCAGTATCTCCCAATAGTGTGTAACTAACTCACACTACGATACTGACTTTTCTCCTCTGTGGCAACCCCAAACCAGTTAAATAATTGAAGGCCCCCGTGGCCGAGTCAACCTGGTCATCGTGGGGGGCCGATTCGGGAAAAGCCGATAATTCATCCAGCCAGTCACCAAGCCAGACGCCCCTAACAGCCCTTACATTGCCGTTGGCAAGGGCGGCTGCAAATGGTCTGGCCCTGGTTATTTTGTCCCCAGAGGACCGAATTGCCCCAAAATCAAAGCCTGGAAGGACATATCTGGCAAATTGGTCGATAACAGCCTTACCCGACGACCCTGGTTCCTGTTCCATTCTTATGGGTACGGTTACGCCGTCCTCATGAGCGGTTTGGGCTACGAATTGCTCAACTTTGTCGGCTTTGACCCGCTTTTTCCTAACATCCAAGATGTGCGCAATCCCCTGGTCGAACATCATCAGGGTTCCAACCGTCCAGTCTGGGTCGGGCATGGATTGACTTGGTTCGGTTGCCGCCAAGTCCCAAAACCGAACGACCCGCGCTGACGATGTCGTTACGGGCAACTCGTCATTATCTACTATAACAACCAGGGTTCTATCAAACATGCTGCCGAGTGTCGTTGACCACCAGTCACCCTCTTCAAGGCGACGTCTTTCTACGGGGTCGAGCGCCGAAAGCGCCTGTCGGTATGAATCAACATCAATACCTGGGTTGTCGGTTAGTCGAGCGGGAACAAAAATTCTGCCCTTTTCCATTCCTTCAACAATAAATCTTTGTCTGACCCAGTTGGGTGCTGGATTGGATGCGCACCTCATACGTAAGGGAACAGACGCAAGTGGACCAGTTGCAGGACGACGCAATCGCGAAAACAAATACCGATAATCAGATTCCCTAATTTCTGTTACTTCGTCCATGCCAATGAACTGAAACTCTGAACCCTTGTATCGCAAGTAATCACCTGTGTTGTTTAGGTATCCAAACGTGACTCTGGCGCCAGACGGAAACGTAGCAATGAAACTGTTGTTATTCCAATGGATGTCGTCGTGCATGTCCGCCCATGTTCGAAACCTGTCCATTAACGCGCCAGGAAGAGACAGGTCCGCGAACGTTCTTCTAAAAAGAATGGCCGAGTACCCAGGTACGTCAACGTATTGAAGCGCAGCCATCAATAGTGCCGACGACTTGCCACCACCTGCGGCGCCGCCATAAAGTGCCTCAATTGAATACGTTCTTAAAAAAACCTTTTGATTTATTGACGGCTCCTCAGGGCAATACTGCGGCTTCTTGGGTTCAAGGTATTCAAGGATTTTGTTCCAGTCTTTAGCCACCATTCAATCGTAGACCACAAAATGCGCTAGTTTGGAGAACATGAACAAAGTGCGTGCATTTTTACAAAGAGTGGCGAATAGGACAACCTTCGCAAATATATTGATGGTGTCATTTATACTATTTACTGCAATAGGAGGCTTCCTTATAGCGCCCCCTATTGGTTTTATCGTCGCGGGAGTCACCTGTGGAGTTTTCGGATATCTATTGGGCGCTGAGTAGTTAAAAAATGGCTTGGAACTCATATAAGAACAAATCGCTAGGCAACGCTGCCGCCAAGGCGATTGGTGTTGGGGCACCAATAAGCCTTGACCCAGGCCGCGTGGGTAGGCCGTACCACGACATGTGGGATATTGAGCGGGCTTATCGCGAAGGGTTTCAAAAAATTACATGGGTTCAAAGGTGTATTGATGCAATTGCTGGCAATCAGGCAAGACTTCCCATAATTCTTCGCAAGGACAATTCCAGGGACGGTCAAGTTCTTACTGGAAGAAGAGCATTGCGCTCCCCACTCATCGAGATTTTTAATACAAAAGCAAATGAGGGCGAGAACGCGTTTATCTTTCGCTACAGACTGTCGTCTCAGTTACTTATGTCTTCACGTGGTGCGTTTATCGAAAAGATAAAAGGCAAAGATGGAAGACTTATTGGACTAAGCCTTTTGCCACCGCAACACACCGCACCGATTCCAGATTCAAAAAAATTTGTTGCTGGATATGAAATAAAAATGCCGACTGGGCAGACCGTGATTCTAAAACCAGACGATGTTCTTTGGATTCGTCGACCACATCCGCTTGACCCCTACCTATCACTAACACCAATGGAGTCTGCTGGAATTGCAATAGAGATTGAAAATCTAGCCAAGGTGTACAACCGCAACTACCTCATCAACGATGGTCGACCTGGTGGAATTCTTGTTGTCAAAGGCGAAATTGGCGACGACGACAAAGATGAATTACGCAATAGATTTAGGGGAAATATTGGCCGAGCAGGACATACAACAGTGATTTCGTCTGACGATGGTGTTGATTATGTGGATACTTCGGCCAGTCCGCGAGATGCTGCCTACGTCCAAATGCGACAAATTCAAAAAGAAGAAATCCTTGCCGCTTTTGGTGTTCCAGAGTCGGTGATTGGAAATGCCTCTGGCAGAACATTTAGCAACGCGGCAGAAGAACACCGTGTATTTTGGAATGAAACGATGCTTCCACATATTGATTTGTTGGCACGTGGCTTTGACGAACTTGACGAAGTCAATTATGTGGACTTTGATATTTCAAGCGTTCCAGTTCTTATTTTGTACAAACAGGAACGCTCTCGTTATTTTATGGAAGAAGTGCAAATGGGATTAATTAGCACAAACGAATATCGTGATGCAACAAGCCGCAAGAAGGTGGAGAGTGACCTTGCGGACTCCCTATTGATGAATCCAAACTTGACACCAATTGCGAATACGGAAAAGAAGATGGAGCAACAACCGCAAGGCGCAATGCCAGGAATGCCTGGTGTACCAGGTATGCCAGGTATGCCAGGTATGCCAGGAGACCCAAATGCACAACAAATCCCAGGAATGCCAGACGCTCAAGGCAATGTTGCAAGTCCGTTGGACCCAAATACCATGGCTGGCTCACTTGCACAGGAAGGGGTGCCCCCTGGTGGCCAAATGCCGCAGCAACTACCAATGCCAGCCGCCGACATGCCCATGGAGAATGCGGCGATTCAGCCAGGGCAACAGGCGTCGCTGCATAATTCTCAAATTGAAACAAAAGAGGACAGCGTTTCACTACAGAGATGGACCGCGATTCTCAATAGGGCATTCGAGAGAACCATTGAGCGTCAGCAGCGCGTGACTCTAGAAAAAATCAGGGGCAAAAATGCGGTAAAAGCCCTATCCGCTGGTCAATTAAACATTGACACGATTTTCAATACAGAAGTGTGGGATAGGCAATTTGATGAAGACATACGACCAGTGCTACAAACAATTATTCAAGACTCTGTTGAAATATCAGAAAAATCTTTAAATGGGTCAGATGTCGTAGCGCATCTCAATGCGCAAATCCAGAGATTCCAAGAAATTAATTTCGAGACATTCAACCTACTCAATTCCGCATACGTGTCTAGTCTTTCCTTTAAAGATGAAAACCATAGGGGAACCGCCTTTAGGTCTAGTTGTGTCGCCGTCTTTTCCAACATCTTGGCAAAAACGGTCAACGATGTTTCAATAACCGAGGCAAGACGAGCCTGGAATTTCGCAGTTTAGTTTCTGTATTTGTTGGGTGAATTGCAGAAATTGTTGCCACCCAAAGCCAAAAACTGGTTTATTATTACAGGGTACAAAAGGAATGTAGATGCAAGACATTCAATACAAGGCGAATAACGGCCAATTCAATATTGACGAGGCTCAGGGAATTGTCGAGTGTTTCGTTGCTGGTATTGGCAACAAGGACGCCGTGGGCGACATCGTATCCTCTGGCGCTTTCGCGAAAAGTCTTGTCCGTCGTAAGCCAAGAGTTGTTTGGGGCCACAACTGGAATGACCCAATCGGCAAAGTCCTTGAAATCTACGAAGTCCCCCCCAACGACCCACGGCTTCCGCAGAAGATGAAAATTGCTGGTATTGGTGGGCTGTATGCCAAAGTGCAATTTAATCTAAATTCAGAAAAGGGTCGAGAAGCCTTTACCAATGTCGCGTTTTTTGGAGAAGAGCAGGAGTGGTCGATTGGTTACAAAACGCTTGATGCCATCTATGACAACAGCAAACAGGCAAACGTCCTACGCGAAGTTGAACTGTATGAACTTAGTCCAGTTTTACATGGCGCAAATCAACTTACTGGAACAATCTCGGTAAAAACAGACGAAGAAAAAGCCCACATGATGCATATGGCGGGTGGACCAGCAGTTGCTGTTGCAGAAAGACCAGAGACGCCAGTTGACCCATTTGCGCAAGGTATTGCCCAGCCAGCAGGCAGCGACAGGACTGCGGCACTAGAGCAAGAACTTTCGTCAAGAACTGGTGGGCCAGTAAAAATCATGAAGGCCAACGAGAGTTCTGTTGTGTTTCTGAAGCCAGGCAAGGGGTTGTTCAGGCTTGGTTATCACTTCAACGGTGAACAATACATGTTCGGCAAGCCAGAAAAACTTGGTGCGACGATGATTGTTCAACCAGCAATGCCGAATCAAGGAATGCCATTCGCACAACCCAGGCCACAGCGAGTTCCAAATTTTCCGAATGTGCAGGGTAAGCCATCAGTTCAGCAACCAGTTATTCCCGTCAGATACGGCGATGGTGTGGCTAGTGGATTTTTTGACTCAAATGAGAAAGGTTCTGAAAAAGAAATTTCAGACTTGGCCAACATACTTGATGAAAAAACAAGCATAGTACAGGGTGGGGCGCTTGCATCAAGATTGGCCGAAATAGTCAACTCACTGCAGACCATAATTGGACAACACGAAGAAAAATCGGAATTACTTATCCCCTGCCCTGTCGAGCATATTTTTGAAACCAAAACTGCACTTGACCCAGTTTTCGATTATCACAGAATTGAAACGTACGTTACCGAAGACGGAATTGTTATTGCTTCTTCTATGTCTGCGGATGCATATGAGGCGGTGGAAACAGCAACCAAGGGCCTTATTGGAAGAATTGGAAGAATTGGCAGAGGCATTGGTGGTGGGGGAAAAGTTAGGCGCGGCAGGGCCGCGCTAGCCAGAATCGAAGGGGTTCTTGACCCAAGAACACGTCGCGACGTTGACCGTGACGGAATGATTTTTGACGGTACTTGGCGAGAGATGCCAGACCCAACGCGATTTGCCCAACAGGCACTTCGTGGTGCGCGGTCTGAATCGAATCCGCCGAATCGAAAACCCAAAAAGAGGATACCGCCAAAATCAACAACCGCCGCTGGAGCAAACATTAGGCGTGGAACCGCGTGGTATCAGGACTTACCACCCGAAAAGAAACCATTGCCAGTTCTTCTGACCGAAACAGAAAAGAAAAAAATTACGGGTGTGTTCGACACTTATTTTGCTGGACCTGGGAAAGATTTGCCAGAAGACCACATATTGCGCCGTGTTGCAAAAGAAATTTCCGCAGCCAAACAAGCAACTGTTGGAGAAATGGGGCGCGGTACACAAATAAAGAAATGGCTACCGAACATCAATAGGGGCGACCTTGAAGAATTGAGAGCCGTATGGCCAGACGTAAAAGGTGACTTTGAGGTTGCGGGAGCACCAGCCCAAAATAGGGGTGCTGGGGGTCAGCGCGGGCGGTCAGTCTTTGAGATATTGAACACGATTGTTGATAAGGGTGAATACGAACGCACGAACAAGGGGACTGGCGGTGGCGGTGGGGCAGCGGTTCGTGATAAAAACAGGGAGCGGGTAGCCAGGGGGTCCGCAGACTCCACCAGGCGCGCAGGAAAATTTCTCAAACATGGCGAACACCCACTTCTCGATATTGAGAGAGTGCAACGACGCGATACAGATGGCAAACCCATGTTTGATAAAGATGGCAAACCTGTAATGCGCGAAACGGGCGACATAAAAGCGCACCGTGCTGTTACGCGAAAAAACGGCAAACTTGTATTTGACCCCAACAGCAAATGGATTGAAAATGGGGTTTTGCCCTCAAACTGGATGACGATGGATGCAACGGAAAGAGTCGACTGGTGGTTTGACAATAGTGACAAGGTGAAAGAAGTTGCGGTTCCCAAAGAGGGGCAAGCAACCCAAAAACTAAGACGAGAAATGCTTGAGAATTATAAAACAGTTGAAGACCTAGTGATGGAAGACTATGACGCACTGAGGAGAAGTGACGATGACGAAGTGCTTGAAGGACCCTCAGAAGAAGAAAAGTTGCAGAGAACGCAGTTACGGGAGTTGTTGGACAGAATGGATGTCGCAGAAGAAGGGAATAGAAGAACAGTAAGGGTTGGACGAACCACAGAGAAACTCCCCGAACCAAAAGACACGCCCGAACAACCAGATAAAGACACGCCCAAACAACCAGAAAAGGGCAATCAGCCGAAATATGAGAAAGCGGCAGAGGCGGTTGCCAACATGGTCAAAAAAGAGACGCTGCGTGAGGGCCTTGTAAGCGATGTTGAGGAAATACTTGGCCGCATGGTTAATGCAATTTACGACGACGACGATAAAGAAACCAGGGAAAGCCTTCTTGAGGCGGCTGAAATTCTTGACCAAGAAACCATAAGTCTGATGGAAAATCACAGAAATCTCAATAAAGACGAATATAAAATCATAAATGCTTTACGCATGATTCGAGAAAGCCTCGAAGAAGACGCTAAAAAGATTAAACCATCAACAGCACCAAGGGGCAAGAGGCGTCAGGGCCGAGATACGGAAGGAGAACTTGAAATTGAATCTGATGCAGTACGCATTCTTGGCGGCAGGGGGCGTGTTGCCGAGCGTCAGGGTGCTCGCGCAGAAGGCGACGAAGACCAAGAGGGCGATGCGGTGGACAGGGGCTACGAGTCAGGCGTCGAAGGGTTTGACAGGACTGCGTTTGGTGAGGAAACACTGGACGGCGATGATGACGATAACAGGGGGGCAAGAAGTCAATCAGATAGAGCAATTCAAAGAGCGGTTACATTCCAGCGCGCTTATGCAAGGCGACAGGAATCAAGGGGTGCTAGGTCAACATCTGGAACCATAAAATCGCCACGAACCATGGTCACCGCAGAATCGACGTGGTGGAAGAAAATCGGTGATTCTCTTAGAACCGAAATAGACAAAGCGGAAACCCAGGAAATCAGAAAGGGTCTAAGTCTTTTGCGTGATTTGATTACCAAATATGAGGCTGGTGCTTTTAAGCCAAATTCCCGAAGGACAAACGTTGGGTCAATCAAAATTACGGCAAAAGAAGCGGATTTAATTTTGGATTCCGTAATGGCGGTTGTTGATAGGCAACAAACTGCTGGTCGCGGCAATGCCGTTGGTTCAAGAAGTGAAATTTTTGCAGAACTGCTTGAAAAAGTATCTCTTGCTGCGATGTCAACATTTATTGACAAAACATCCAAGCCGATTGACGAAGACGGCGATGTCTCCAAGAGGCGTCGGTAATCGTGGATTGTTCCCTCGGCAATAACGTTGTGAAGTATAATTTGTGAAAACGATTTAAGACATACATTGGCTAAATGCAGTACGTGCTACTGTCTTTTCCAGCGTAAATAAGGAGCCAGGACAATGGGTAGTTACGACAACAACGCAATGGTCAAACTCGATGCCGATGGCTCCGTTTTAAGGTGCGCCAAAGGCGCTGATGTTTCAGCCTGTGGATATACGCCAGGCGCCAAGGTATGTGCCAAGTGTGGCGCAATGCCCATGCAAATGAAGGCTGCGGACATGGATGAGGAATACGAAGAGGAAGAGGTCGAGGAGGAGGAAGAGACCGAAGAGGAGGAAGAGACCGAAGGGGAAAAGGGCTACGGCAAGAAAAAGCGCATGGCTGTCAAGGCCATGGACGTGGCCGAAGACGAAGACGAAGACGACGAAGACGACGACGACGACGACGACGAAGACATGGACGTGGCCGAAGACGACGACGACGAAGACATGGACGTGGCCGAAGACGAAGACGACGAAGACGACGAAGACGACGAACTTGAGCAAATGAAGTCTCGCCGTTTGAAGACGATGGGTTACAAGACGGCTGATGTTGGTGCTCGTGGATACATGTGCGCAATCGACCGCAAGGTATACCCAGGTGGTCAACCAGTGTGCGAAGACTGCCCTGGTGGTTGTATGGCAGAAAAGGGCATGCCAGGCCTTCTCCACGTTGAGGGATTAGCGGAAGATATGTTTGAGGGCCATGTGCTTGACTCTGGTTATTCTGCAGAGGCTGACATGTTTGTCGTCGATATCGAAGCAAAAGATGGAAGACCGATTGAAATCTTTATCGATGGAACAAGTGCCGAAGTTCTTGGATGGCACAAGTTGGACGGCGCCGCATTTGAACAGAAGTCACTTGTCGATGAGATGATGTTGATTGATTTCAATGACGCTGCAGAAATTGCAACTAAGTCGATTCAAGGCAGTGTCGTTGCAGTAGAACCAGACGTGTTCGAGGGCTACGATGCATACGCTGTTGAAATTGATGGGGTTGACGGAAAGTCTTATGATGTTTTCGTCTCTCTTGATGGTGAGGTTCTTGGTTACGACAAGTACGAAGAAGAGGACGCGCAGGCAATTGAGGCAGAGGCTGCAGAGATTGCACTGAAGCGTGCTTTCAGCGACGAACAGCGCGACAGCATGGCCAAAGAGGGCACAGCCCTTCCAGATGGCTCGTATCCAATCAGCAACAAAGACGACTTGTCTAACGCAATCCAGGCTTTTGGTCGCGCAAAAGACAAGTCGGCAGCAAAGCGTCACATCATGAAGCGCGCCAGAGCGCTTGGCGCGGAGTCGATGATTCCAGCAAATTGGGTTGCGGGTAATAAGTCAGCAGACGGTAGCCCAACCGAATCGGGTCAAACCATCGACGACGACTTCATGTCATCACTTCTGGAATTTGAATTGCTTGCTTCCGAAGAGAACAATCAACAAAATCCAGAGTTGTAAACCAACTCAAGAAAAAGGCGCCTGCCGTGCAGGAACGTAAAGTCGTAGTTTCTCGCTTTCTTACGGCCAAAATATTTACTCCTGCCGAAAAGAAATCGCCCACCGAGCGGGTATCTCAGTTTGTCGACAGTCGCAAACAGATTGCCCTGTATCCGTTCTCTCCTGATTTTTCGGTAAAGGAATTACTTGGTGGTGGCAAGACAATAGGCGGGGACAAAAACAAGGACCCCTCCGCAGACAATAAGGAAAAAGAAAAAAAGAAACTCAAATTTCAACGAGTGGGATTGAGTTGCTTTGACCCGAAGGCAAAGAAGCAAGAGGGACAGGAAATTATTCTTCACCCCAGAAGAAATCGTGATGGGCAACAGGGCGATGTTGCCAACGTCGGGTGGATGGATGAACGCCCAACAATGAATCCAAAAGAATATAAAGAGCAAGTTGATTACATGATGGCTGTTACTGGGCAAGGCCCACAAATAGTCGAGGCTCCAGTACAACGAAACAAAAGAACTGGAGAAATCAAGCAAAAGTCTTTGGGTAGAAACATCGGCCAGATTACTGGCACCGTTGGGCGAGCCGCCATAAGGGCCTTGGGAATAGTTGTTGATGCTGACGGAAGAATGAGATGCCCCCCTGGTGTTCCAGCGGCAAATCAATTCACGGACGAAATCGGTAGCAACTGTTTTGACTTTACACCGTCGATTGCCCACACGCTTCTTGCCATTGCACAACGAATTGGTTTGGACAATCTCACAAAACTCGCAACGCTTAATGAAGCGGTGCCAATAGCAAAAAATGAAGATGGACAAGTAGTCGCACTTCCGCGCGAAACCTATGCGGCAGCAAGACGTGGTGCAAGGAGCACGTCAACCCTGCCCTATCGGCTGTTTCCGCCTGCTGGTCCCACACCCCCCGCACCCGCTGGGCCTGACGGGTCTGAAGGTTTGAGAGCAACGGCAGTTCCAATAGACAGGGCCGACTATGAAAAAGAATTTAGAAGATTACTTCGTCAGGCTTATCCAGATAAGTCAGATGCAGAAATCGACGAACTAACCGCATTTCAGGTTGAACGCGTCAGGATACAAGATGCAATTGACGACGAAAAACGTGCTGCACTTACTGCCGTTGAAAGCAAGTTGGGTTTAAAGGAAGGTTCACTATCCAAAGCCAGCCCAGATGAGGTGCGGGCGGCACTTTTTGAGTATGCCAAAGACCACGCAAAGGTGGACTTGACGGAGTATTTTGACGACTTGGGCGACCCCACAATGACCATGAATGCCCACAATGCAAAGATTCATTATGGCGCTGTTTTTCTTGCTTTGGACAAGATGTCAAAAAACCATAGAAAAGAATATTTGGACTTGGTGGATTCTGTTGGTGGCGAAAGAGCACTTGAGCGCCTTCTGTTGGCAAGCGCAGATTTCGATGCTGCAACAATTCTCGCCAAAGCAGATGCAGACCTCAACGATGACGAAAGAGCATTCAAAAAGTTGCTGGACAAACCAGATGGTGTGCGTCTTTTGGAGATGGTGCGTCGCAATAATCTGAGAGTCAAAGAATATGAGGCTGGTTACTTCATTGGAATAGTAAATCAATTTGAAAACAATCCCAAAGTGGCTGAACAATCAATAAGATTCGTCAGGATGGTTGACTGGCGAGCAGAGCACAAAAACGGCAGCACTGATTATGGTTACGATGCGATGTTCGTAGTCTCGGATAGAGGGACGCCCTCTATTGAGGACTTTCAGCAGGGCATCATCTTAAATCCAATTGCTCTTTTAGCACAAATGAGAGATGAACCAGAATTTCCAGATGAATTTACGTTGTTTCAAGCACAAGGCGCTGGGACCGAAGTTGCAAAGTTGCAGAAAATAGCGAGCGCCGTCGATAGGGCCTCTGTTGAGCGCGAAGCAAGAGAGGTTCTTGCTGGAATTAATGATTTTAAAAGAGTCAAACAACAAATGGACGTTGGTGAAAATAATCCACAGTTTGTGATGGAAAAGGCCGCGGGTACAACGGCAAGGGCTCAACTCATTTTTCATCACGAAATGATTCATGGTCGACAAGTTACTGCTGTGTATAACTATCTAGAGAAATTGAGAAAATCACCCGCTGGCAAAAACCTCAAAGATATGGACAATTCACAACTGTTGGATTTGGCTGCTGACTTGGTTATACCTAGGACCAGCAGTCCAATGGGTGGCCTAATGATGGACGGACAAATAGTCAATTACGCCGACATGCTTTCCGACCCAAAATTCCTTGGCGGGATGATTGATGATTTGCCAAAAATAATAAACGATTTGTTTTCTCGTGGCACTGGTGGGGCGTATTCACAAACAAATATGTGGCAGGCCGTTGCGTTGAGACACGTGCTTGACGGAGCAACAGAAAAAGAAAGACTCACTCGATATAACGCTTTGCGTGGGAGAATTGACGCTTTAATAATGGAAGGAAAGGAAAACTCCCCAGAATATGGAGGGACGCTAGTAGCGCTGAGAATTATTGAAGCAGCGTATGGAAGTGTTGGACACTCAATGCGTGGTGAGGCGTGGGAGAAGGTCGCCCAGGAGTTACGAAAAACGACCGCAATAGCCTTGATGGAGTTGCAGGCAGAGATTGGCGCGGGTGTCGCAACAGGGATAATTAAAAGAACTCCAGAAATAGATATGCTACTTTCCCCAATCGGTTTGGGTTACGAAGACATGCCGTCACCTGAGTTTTATATACCAGACCTCAATACGCAGGAAGTTAACGTGCCAGGATTGGGTTCTGTTGAAGTACAAACAAGAGAAGGCGTAGAGCGCCAAATAGACTTTCTCAAAGACGAAGCACGTAAATTTTTTGGACGAAGAAAACGTCAAGCAAGTCAAGTTGTCAGCGATGCTCGACGCCCATTCGATGGTCTTCGCTCGGAATCGCGTGATGCCGCATTGATGTCGGATGCACTTGTGGAAACAGTTGCATTGAGAACCAGGGCGGAAGTTTCTAGGTGGGGTAGGTCAATTGCTGAGCGCGTAATCGATGCAGCAACCACAAGACAAAAGCAAGTGCTTAGCGGAAAATGGCAAAGCGCAAGATGGAACTCCGCCGACTCAGGGGATTGGCGAAACATGCTGGTGTTGACGCCAGACCAACTGATTGATGCTGTCGAAAGTCAATTCATTCCGTTCACCGAATTGATTGATTCTTCTGTTTTGCCAGAAGGTGTTGCTGCTGAAATTTTATTGCCGAATGAAATATTTGACGACGATATGGGCGATATTTCTGGGACGCGATTTGCAATCGATAATCATTTTGTTGGCGTTGTAAAAAGTGATACAGACCTTGGCGTTGCCGATGGTGCTGCTTCAACCACAACCAGAAGAATGATTATTACCGTGCCTGAAGGATTCAAGGGTTTGCCAGATAAAACCCCTGGCACAGAGGGCGGAGAATTCGGTGGCCTGATTCTCCCGCCAGGCGAAATAGAAATAATTGGGACCAGAAGTGACGGAACCCTGATTGCACGGGTTGTCTCACAAAGGTCAGCAGAACAGCACCTGAATGACGTTCGTCAAAAAT